GTCATGGGCGTAGACGTCGGTAGATTTGGATGTTCAACTGAAGTGGTAATTATGAAAGTTACACCTGGAGCTGGAGATATTCCTAGAAAAAGAATTGTAAATATATACTCATTTGAAGAAGAACATTTTGGAATGCAAGCTTTAAGACTAAAGAGATTGTTTGAACGATATAAATGTAGAATTGCAGTCGTCGATGGAAATGGCATTGGAGCCGGTTTAGTGGACATGCTAACAATGGATACTATTGATCCAGATACCGGAGATACTCTCTACAATTGAGGTGTATACAATGATGAAGATAACAAATATCGTAACATCAAAACAGAAAATACTATTAATGATGCAATGTATATTATGAAAGCAAACGTTGCATTAAATTCTGAAATGTATGCTTATTGTCAATCAGAGATGAATGCGGGCCGAGTTATTTTTCTTGTTGATGAACAGGTTGCTAAAAATAAATTATTAGCACAGGCTCAAGGTAAAAAAATGTCTGCGGCACAGCGAGCAGATTATCTTGCTCCATATGTAAAAACATCTGCTTTAAGAGAACAATTATGTAATTTAGTGCAGGAAAACGATGGTGCGCATATTATATTGAAGCAATCTTCTAAAAAAATACCTAAAGATAAATTTAGTGCATTAATATATGCACTATACTATTGCAAACTCCAAGAAGATAGAACAACAAAACGTAGGTATAAAAATTTATCTGATTTTATGTTTTTTAATTAAAAAAATTGGGGCAAAATTTGATAAAAGATGCTTTTGAAATTTTATATATCTTTGAACAACAGAGTCTTATGAAGGGGGTATAGTATGTTATCTTCTAAAATGGAAGTTAAGATACATAATATTTTAACAGACTTTGACGTTCCTTTTGAAGAAGAATATGAATTTGATGATTTAGTTGCATCAAGTGGTCGTGCTTTAAGATTTGATTTTGCTTGTTTCAGAGATGATGGCGAATTAGATTTTTTAATTGAAGCTCAAGGGAGACAACACTACGCACCCGTTGGTAAGTTTGGCGGAAAACGAGGTGTCGATAAACAAAAGTACAACGACCAGAAAAAAATAGAATATTGTTTAAAGCATGGTATAAAGTTAGTAACCATTCCATTTTGAGATGAAAATAGAATTACCTATGATTATATTATGCACGCCGCAGGATATTAAAGGAGGTCGAACTTTTTGAACAATATACAATTACTTTCTTCATCACCTGTAACAAAAAGTGATCGTCCTTCTTACGATTTTAATAAATTAAGAATCAGTGGCACTACTTATCACAATGATGTTACTATTGATGTGAAAAAAATTAATGAACGTAGAGCTAAAAAATCTATGCTTCGAGAAAGGCTTGAAAGAGCACTTGAACAGGGTAATATCAATGAAATGCGGGAAATATCAAATTATTTCTTTACTAAAAGTGGTATTTACTCTCGTCTTTGTAGATATATGGCTTTCTTATATAGATATGATTGAGTAGTGGTGCCGCAACGCTTTAATCAGAAAATTAAAGATGAAAAGGTAATAGAAGGATGATATAAAGCTTTATTGCTATTGGATAATTGTGAATTAAAAAGAACTTTTGGAGAAATAGCCCTTAAAGTAGTTAAAAATGGATGCTATTATGGCTATAAAATCGAAGGAAAAAATAAAGTATTTTTGCAAGAACTTCCAATAAAATATTGTCGTACTAATTTTAAATTAAATGGAAAACCAATTGTAGAATTCAATGTTCGATATTTTGATGATGCTTTTATGTCAATGAAAAAGAGAATGAAAGTATTAAAAGCTTTTCCTCAAGAATTTCAAAAAGGTTATGTTAAATATAAAAAAGGAACATTAGAGTCAGATGATTCTACATCTGGAATGGAAGGATGGATTGGATTAGACCCCGATAAAGCTGTTAAGTTTAATTTAAATAATACAGATGCTCCATTATTCATTTCAGTGATTCCAAAATTACTAGACTTGGAAGATGCGCAAGATCTTGATAAGAAAAAAATGGAACAGCAGCTTTTAAGACTGGTTATTCAAAAATTACCGATGGATAAAAATAGTGTCCCTGTTTTTGACATGGATGAAGGTAGAGAGTTACATAGAAATGCAGTAACAATGCTTGAAAAAACCATTGGTATTGATGTGTTAACTACATTTGCGGACGTTGCAGTAGAAGATTTATCAGACAAATCTAATATGTCGGCCGCAGATCAGTTAGATAAAGTTGAAAGAACTGTATACAACGAATCTGGTGTAAGTCAAATGCAATTTAATACAACAGGTAATTTAGCCTTAGAGAAATCAATTGCAAATGATGAAGCCACTATGACAGACTTACTATTACAATTTGAAGATTACGCAGAAAGTTTATTGCATATTTTTAATAAAAATATAGAAAAACTTTATTACAAAGTGCAGATTTTGCCAACCACTATTTATAATTATAAAGAATTATCAAAACTTTATAAAGAGCAAACTCAAATTGGATTTTCTAAATTATTACCTCAAGTTGCTCTTGGGCAATCTCAAAGTGCCGTATTAGCTACTGCGTTCTTTGAAAATGATATGTTGCATCTCGATGAAGTATTTAGACCACCCGCAATGTCTTCTACTATTAGTGGAACATCAAATGATGGTCAGTCTCCTTCTAATGGGAAAAAGATAAATGCTGGAGATAATAAAGGTGGTAGACCAGAACTTCCAGAAGATGAACAGTCTGACAAAACAAGACAAAATAGAGAATCACAATCATAAGAGGGGAGGTAAAAATGTCTTTAAAGAATAAATCAGAGGTTTCAACAATTAGTGGCCCAGAGTTTATTAATCTTGAACCTTTAGATGTAAATCCTCTTATGAGCAAATGTGAAATAAAAGTCTTTTATTTAGGTCATAATAGAAATCATTCTTATATTAATCGAGAGACAGCTTTAGAAATGTCTAAAACGCTTCGTGGCACACCTATTGTTGCCTCTTGGAATGAAAATAAAGAAGATTATGGTGACCATGGACATGTAGTTCATATAGAAGATGGTGAAATTTCTTTTTCTTGCAAGACTGTTCCATATGGTTTTGTTAGCCCCGATGCAAAAGTTTGGTTTCAAAACTTTACAGACACCGATGAATTTGATAATAAAGTTGAAAGAACTTATTTAATGACTACTGGTTATCTTTGGACTGGACAGTTTGAAGAATTAACAAAAGTTATTCAAGAAGGTCAGCCACATTCAATGGAATTAGATGGAGATTCTATTGATGGTCATTGGGCAACAGATAATAATCTAGGAGTAGAATTTTTTATTATTAATGATGCAACTTTTAGTAAGTTATGTATCCTTGGAGATGATGTTGAGCCTTGCTATGAAGGAAGCTCTGTAACATCTCCCCAGATAAGTTCAAATTTTTCAAAAGAAACATTTGAACATACCTTATTTACGATGATGCAAGAGCTAAAAGACACCTTAAATAGCAAAGGAGGGTTGAACATGGCCAAAGAGGAAACAGAATTCGTAGAATCTAATGAAAATGCGGAGGTAACCCAAGAGCAGGAAGTTGAAGAAACTACTGCCGAGGTTGATTTTAACGCAGAATCCGAAGATAATAATAACGATGGTGCTGATGAATTCGTCAAAAAAGATGAAGAAAAATCTAACTCTGACAACAAGGATGATGAGAAAGATGATTCTGAAGACGATTCTGATGATAAAGAGGACGATGCTGAAGATGAGGACGACAAAAAGAAAAAGCCCGCAAATCAGCATAGTCTAGAAGAGTTTGAAGCATTACAAGCAGAGATTAATTCTCTTCGTGCGGAGAATGAAGAACTGCGTAACTTTAAACTTAATATCGAGATGAAAGAAAAGAAAGATTTAGTTAATCAATATTTCATGCTTTCCGATGAGGATAAAGCCGATATTGTTAACAATTTAGCTAATTATTCTCTCGATGAAATTAAAGCTAAATTAGCTATTTTATACGTTGAAAAAAATGTAGACTTTAGTAAGGTTGATGGTCAGTCTAAGGACGAGGCCTCTCCCGCACTATCTTTCTCACTAGAGGAAGACACAAATCAAGAAACGCTTACTGATTTACAGCGAGCGCTCCGTGAAACAAAAATATAATAAATTAAGGAGTTGATAAACAATGGCTTTAGATATGACATCCCGCAAAGGATTTGCTGTTGTCGAGCCTAATCATCTTTCCGCTCCTCGCAACGGTCAGGTTTATGGTCAGCTTCCTGCGAATAAGGACATTGAGGTTCTCGAGCAGGGTACTTTTGTAAAGTATGACTATGCTGCCGGAGAGGTTAACTTCACTGGCGAGGGTCCTTGGATGATGGTCTTCAACGAAGAGAAACTATATGATGAGCGTCACCAGATGCACCGTGATTATGCGATGCAGGTCGCAGATTTTTATGATGGTAAGATGTATCCCCGTGTATTCGTCATGCATGCGGGCGATATTTTCACAACAAATAATGTAGCTGAGGGTACCTATTCAGTAGACAATGTTCTTGCTCCTAATGATAAAGGTATTCTAGCAGTTGGTACAGGCGATCTTGAGTGCAAAGTTGTTAAAGAAACAACTATGCCTGACGGTCAGCCTGGTCTAAAACTACAGGTTATCAAGGCTTAATGGAAGGAGTGAGTTATAGATGCTAGATTTTAAAGATTTAGAGAAACTTGCCAAGCAAGCTGTTCGTGCCGAGAAAGGCGCTTCTGT